TTACTTCAACTCGTGCGGATATGATCCAACTTGAAAGGGAAACGCTCTAACCGCGCTGACGATACCGTCGAGCCAGCCCTTGATCTTGTTGTAGACGGGCTCGAAACCAGCGGCGAGTGCGTCCCAGGCCAACACTGGCAGCTCGATCGGCATTTTCAGAAGGTTCCAGAGCCTATCCACGCCGGAAGCTAAGCTGCTGACAGCTTGTCCAGCAGCATCAGGAAAAATAGCCAACCAGTTCGGCATTTCGGCTTTTCCCGCTGCCCAGTTGGCAAGTTCCGCCAGCCCCTTCGTCAGTGCCGAAATGCCCTGCCAGATTTTCTCAAGGCCGGTGAACTTCAACAGTTCCAGCTTGCCGAGCCATTCCCCCATGGTGCGGGCAAAGCCGCTCATCTTGCTGGTGTCAAAGCCAACGAGCTGCATGAGGTTGCTGGCAAGCGTACCGAGAGCGCTGCCTAATTCCTTCAGGTTGTTCCAGGTATCGCCCATGTGGCCAAAGGTGCGCTTCAGGCTTTCGCCGATTGGCGCGAGCGACGGTTCAATGCCCTTGCCGATATCCTTCAAGGCGGTCCATGCGGTTTGAAGCCCGTTGAATACGCCTTCAAGAACCTTCAAACTGCCAACCTTCAGGCTATCAAAATTGATGTTGGCGAAGATCGAGCGGGCACCATTCGAAATCCGCGACCATGCGCGTGGCGCAGCATCCGCGACATAGTTCCAGGCACGAACCGCGCCGTCCGACACGCGCGACCAGACGCGGGAAAGATAAGGCTGTGCCTGTCCCCACAGACGCTTCGTGCCTTCCCATGCCTTGGAAGCGCGGTCCTTCAGGCCGTCCCAGAACTTCATGAGCCTGGGCGCAACCTTGTCCCAGTTCTTCGCAATCAGTACGCCAGCGCCAGCCAGCAGGCCGATCACAATGCCGAGCGGTGACAGGATCACGCCGATCAATGCGCCAATTGCACCAAGACCCGCACCGATAATCGGAAGGACAAGGCCGAGCGCACCAAGCGCCGTGACCAGGAGAACGACACCGCCAGCGCCGGTCAGCAGGGTTTTCATCCAACCACCTGTCGCCTGATCAATCTGCCGCACCCAGCGAATACCAGCGAGCAGCCATTCGTTGATGGTCGGGAGCCATTCACCGAAAGCAAAACCAACTTCGCGAATGGACTGTGTGCCGATTTCATTGAGGATCGTCAGCTGCCGGTTCATGCCCGCCATCTGCGTTTCGAAGTCGGTGTCGATCGCTGCACCCGTCGCGGCGGCGACCTTTTCCTTGATGTCCTTGTATTCCTGCACGTTCGCCATGAATGGCACGATGAAATCCAGAACCTGCTGATCGGAGAACAGCTCGGAAACCTTGCTGGCCGCGCCGATCGCTTCCAGCTGCTGGCGAACATAGGCAAGTGCCTCGGCACCCTTGAGGCCGTTCTTTTCTGCGGCCTTCATGTATTTGCCGATCTGCTCTTCGCCGACCCCGGTGAGCTTTCCGACCTTCTGCAGCATGGCTTCCAGCGGGTTGATGCCCTTGGATGCAGCGTCCAGCATGACGGCCTGAATATCGACGCCCATGCCCGCAAAATTCTTGATGGTGCGCTCAGACAGCGCCTTCGACAGGAAGTTAGAAAGATTGTTCGCTGCGATCGATGGATCGGACGTGCCCTTCATGGCGATCTGGAGAGCCGAGCCGAGGAAGTTGACGGCCTCGCGGCCCTTCACGCCGAACTTTGCCACCTGCGAAGTCAGGCGCGGGAAATGCTGCGCCATGTCCTTCAGCTCGAAGGAACCTTCCTTACCGGCGATCACAAGCGCACCAAGACTGTCACGCATCTGATCGGCGGGAAGCTTCAGGTTGTTGAGCATGGCCGTGCCAACGCCAGCCATGTCGGAAAATTCCGCGTTCGCAGCCGTGGCAGCGCGGCCGATGTCACCGATGGTGGCGTCGATCAGCTTCTGATCGACACCCGCAGCAATCATCTGGCCTGCACCGGCCGCAATCGTTTCCGACGCCTGGCCGATGGCAAAAGCCAGTTCCTCATATTCGACCTTGGCCTTGGCCGCGAAATCAAACGCGGCCTTGCCGGAGAGTTCGGCGGTGCCTGCAATATCGAGCAGCTGTTGCTGGAAGGCTGCGGCTTCCTGAACTGGCCCCATGAAGGAAATAGCGGCAACCGCCGTACCGAGAACCCCGATACGGCGGGCAAAGCCGCTCAACTGCTGAAGGCCATTACGAAGGCGACGCATCGGTCCGGAGAGCTGATCGCGAAGCCGGACCACGACATCAAGAGCAGTAGTTTTTGATGCCATAGTCTATTCTTCCTTTTTGCAGTGATGACGAAAAGCCATCAGACAATTCCACCAAAAGGTGGCTGTTTGGGCGTCGAAGCCGTCAATCTCAGCGGCAGAGAAGCCCGATCCGTCGGCGATCCCGCCGAGGATTACTTGCCAGTCTTCCGGCCATTCCCCAAAAAAGAGGACAGCACCTGTGAAGCTGCGGTGATGTCGGCTGCATCCAGTTTGTCATAAAGCGCGTTCATGATGGCCTGGCTGATGCGGGTCGATCGGGCAAACGCGACGACATTGGACGATTCTTCCGATGTGGCAGAGATCGCCCGATGATCAGCGCCGTTCAGTCGATGAAAGGTCAGCTCGGAATATTTCTCCTCGCGGGTCTTTCCAGCCTTCCTGATGGTCAGTGTCTGCGGATAAAGCAGCGGCAGCGTGACCGAACCATTGTCATTCTGGATGGCATGGTCTGGCAGGCGATCATTCGGGTCGATATCCTCAATGACATCGGCCACGGCACCAACCTTGGTCGAGACCGGTTTGTCCAGGTCCACCACTGCGTCCGTGACCGGACGCTCTTCATCGGTGAGATCGAGATCGACAACATTCTTAGCCATTAAAGCACCTCTTCAGGAGCGCCGCCCGCCCACTTGAGTTCAATCTTGCCGCCTTCGCCGCCCGTAATGTCCGGATGGTCGGTCAGGAAGGCGTCAGCGAAAATGAAGGTCTGGCCGGTATCGCAGACAACCTGCAATTCGCCTTCGCCCTCATCCCAGAGACCGCCGTAGCGCTGTCCCTTTTCAAGGTTGGTTGTCGCAGTGACTTCCGAAGCCTCAAACTCCTGGGCGCGACCGACCTTGCGGCCATAAGTGACGGCATTGTTCTTGATGCCGCCCACCTTGATCTTCGCGCCCTTTTCGACGGGGATGTTTCGGCCCCGCCAGACGATGTCCACAATGCCAAGTACCTGTGCCATGGTTCTCGTTCCTTACCTTTAGACCTGGAATTCCAGCGAACCTGCGAGCACCATCAGATTGCCGACGATGTTGATCTGCTGTCGGCTTTCGAGGCGGTTCTTGTCGCTGGACGAGCGCTGGAAGGCGCTCTGTTTGATGGTGGCCTCGACATTCTGTATCCAGACCAGATCGCCATAGCGGCGGCAGCGGCCTGCCCAGGAGGCATGCATACGGCGCGGTGTGACAACCGATGAACCGGGTTCCTCGTCATTGCCGACATTGGTCGCGAACGCCGCGCTGTCGTCATCATCCGTGAGCTTGGCACGCGGATAGAGAAGCGAAACATAGGAGTTCCAGTCGTAGCGGATACGCGACAAGGTGGCAGGCACCATGATGTCGAGCCACGCTTCATCATCCACATTGAGGTTGGATTTCCGGTATGTGGTAATGAGGCGCGAGATCGTGACCGAACCATCCGAAAGGCTTTCGAAGGTCGAGACACCACGGCGCAGTAGCAGATCGCGTTCTGTCTCGATGAACTGGTCGGCGGGACTTGGCGCTTCCACACCAGACACAACAAGCGAGCGCAACTGGCGGGCTGGATCGTTGGCAAGGTGGAAGCTCGCAAGTCCCATGACTGCCGCCGACAGGACCCACGAGCTTGTCGGAGAGCCATTCAGGCCCACTGCCGTCAGGAACGGGCAGTTCGTCAGCTGGCCCCAGGTGCCGAGATCGGCAAACGTACCGCTCTTGCCGACATAACCGTGCGCATCGAGCTTCGACATCGCGGTGAAGCGATTGGTCAGGAAGTCTGCAAACACGCCCATATTGGTCGGATCGCTGAACGGCTGCTGGATTGCCGTGTACCAGGTGTTGGCGATCACATCGAGCGCAGGCGTCAGATCGGGATTGCCGGAACCGCCCGCCATCTTGGCCGTCGCAACGTTGAGGCCGGTTGGCAGCGGCTGTGCCTCGATGTCGACGCGCAGATCGATATCGTTGCCGACTTCACCGCCATGACGGCTGGTGACGGTAACGACACCGGCAGCGGCCGCAGCGGTGACCGGCAGGCTGGTGTTCTCGTTGATTGCTGCAGCGAGTGCTGCTGCGAGCTGTGCGACGGTGGCGGTGGACTGCGCGGTGAAGCGCACCTGCTGGCCCGCAATCTTGAAGCGAAGGACAAAAGCCTGCGAGACAGCGCCGGTGAATGTGATGGTGCCGCTGGCCTTCACCGCATCTTCATCATCAGCGATCGCCATGACGAAGAGGCTTTGCGTCTTGTTGGCCTTGCGGAACGCCTTCACCTGTTCCGCGCCGATCGAACCGACACCGAACAGCGCCTGACCTTCGGTATCGCGAACGACTTCCGTGATGGTGCCGGGCTGCAAGGTGCCGGTGGCAAGCTTCAGGCCGATGATCAGGTTCTGCACCGGATAATCGAAGATGCCAAGATTGCGATAGTTCGGCTTGACCTCAAGATAGGTACCGGGAGAGCGCCAGTCGGTCGGGATTTCGTCAAAAACGAAGTCAGCCATGATTATTTACCTCCGTTCTTGGCCTTCGCGGCCGCGTCGTCGTTGGTGTTGCTGTCGGTGGCAGTCTGCACTGGCGCGGCCGGAGCCTTGACGCCAACCTCGACCAGATCGCCGTCAGCGATGCGGCGGCGTATATAAAGAGTGACGGGAACCGTCGCGCCGCCTTCAGGCCAGTCGCGGCCATCTTCCATGGGCACGGTGCGGCCGGGTGCGAGCTTCAGCTTTTTCTCAAGCATGGCTTTCCTCGGGGTTGATGGTGTCGGTGATGACTGGTTCTTCCGCATCATTCGTGATCCAGGTGATACCGAGCGACTTGAGATCGTCGGCAGTCTTGATCTGGAAGGCGGAAAGCGGCGATGTGAAGCGCACATCGAAATCGATCTGGGCAAGCACGGTGGCGTCGTCAGCCCATCCGTCTGCGTAAACCGCTTCGGCGCGAGTGACCGTACAAGTGCCAATGTCAGACAAGGTGCAGCCGCTCAAAAGGACACTCGACACGTCGATCATGGCATCAAGGCCGATATCGAACCGGTCACCTTTGAAGCGGGCATCAAGATTGCTCGATGCCTTTACGACCAGTACAAGCCGCCAGTTGGCAGCGCCCGACAGCAAACGGCCGTGGTCCCGATCCGGTTGAAGGCCCATCCAGGCGAGACCGATAAACGGCTTCAGGCGAACGATGCGTTCAAATTCCTTGACGGTTAGGACGGCAGGAACACGCTCGATCTGGAATTTCTTTTCCGGGAATGCGAGGCGCAGCCGCGCGATGATGGCGGCTTCCATGACCCGGATCGGCGCTTTGGTGAGTTCGGGTTCAGCCATTTCACCAGCCCTTCAGCGATTCATCGGAGAATATGGCGGGACGGCCGGAAAAGCGCGGGCCGTTGGACTTCCCAAAGTTTCCGGCCGATGCGGCCTCAATGGAGATCAGCCCCTTGGCAATATTCTCCAGCCAGGTGATGACTTCCTTGCGTTCAAGGCGCATCTGTTCTGTCGGCTCGGTACGCTCACCCTTCGCAAGATCATAACGGGCGAGAACGCAAGCGGCGCGCACGATGTCTTTCGGAACCTCGGCAAGTGGGACCTTGTAGCGGCCGCGCAGATAGCCGTCGATCAGCGCCGTGGCGTCTGCCAGGGCAACTTCGATCTTGGCCGGATCAAGGGTTTCGGTCTCACGGTCTTCCGGCATGGAGAGCCGGACCATTTCCGTGTTGCCGAAACGCTCGACCATATTTGCGACTGTGGCGTACAAGTGCCGTTCTCCAGTTGGGGTGGAAGCCGCCTGCCGCTACGGCTTCCGGGTCATGGCCTGTTTCAGCGGCGGCCCGTTATTAGTCTTCGAGTTCGATCAGTTCAGCGACCAGATCGGGATCGCCCAAAATCTGGTTGAGCTGGATTGGTTCAAACGTTGTGACCGGATATTCATTCGTGCCGTTGTGGCGACGACCGCCACGGCGGATGCCTTCTACCTTTGCCGTAATGCGAATGCCGTTACATGCAAACTTGCCGTGCTTGGCGACGTAGGCTTCAACAGCAGCTGCGATGAAATCAAAGCCAGCATCCTTTGCTGCCTGGATGGATGCAGCGACAATCTCATCTACTTCGATCTGCGAAGCGGCCACCGTCTGGTCGCTGACGGGACCGACCGGATTGCCGGTCCCGTCATTGGTCGCAGTCGCAGGCGTGGTATTGGTTGTCGTCGCATCTCCCTGGACGGCACCGCCGTTCTGGCCGGTGTTGTCGGGGGTGTTCGGCAGAGGGCCACCAACCGGCTCGGCAGCGGGTACCTTTGTGGTGGTTTCGGTGGGCTTTGCAGCTTTCGCCATCGTGTTGCTCCGTTGCTTCAGGGCTTTTCAAAGGGGCCTTGAGACCCTTTTGAGAAACCCTCCCGCCCGTTATGGCGGGAGTGCTTTTCAGTTGTTCTCGACCAGCTATTCGATGAGCGTTCGGGGAACTGGAAGCGGCAGGCGCATATCCATGGTTTTCGACTTGGCGAGGATCGACACATCTGCCGGTCGCAACATCGCGACGAAGGCCAGACCAGAGGCCGGTTGACGGCTCATATCCTGACTGAAGGTTGCAACCAGTGCCGAGGCGGGCACGAGCGCTTCGCTGTTGGCAAAGTAGAAATCGACAGGATTGGAGAGGATTTTTTCATAGGCGGGGATATCGACAGCCGATGCAGGTGCGATCGATGTGAGGGCGAAAGCCGCCACAATCGCGAACATGCTGCCGAAAAACAGACCCACTTTCCTCATGGTAAAACTCCGGGTTCAAGTGCAGTGACAGGGTTAGTCCGGTATGCGCCGCCCGCTGTCGGTGCGGGCGGAACTCTTGGGACGCGCTGGATCAGGCCAGCAGCGGGATAACGACCGGCTCGGCCGTGCCCTTCCATTCGTTACTCTCTCCATTCGCGGCCAGCTCGTTGAGCAGCAGCTTGCGGGCGGCACCTTCTAGGTTGGACGGCACGAGCAACTTGCGTGGATTGATGGAGATCACTTCGCCGTTGCGTTTGCGGATGGAAGTCATCGCGGCGCGGGCAGCGGCATAGTTCTCGGCATTCAACGGCAGCTTGGACTTGTAGATCAGCTGCCAGAGGCCATAACCGGCATTGCAGCGACCATCGACGCCATAGACCGCCTTGCCGCCGAAGAAGACGGTATCATCGGTCGCCTGATCCTTGCGGATGAGCTGGAAGCTCTTGCGGCTCTGATAGATGATCGGCTTGATGACCTGACTGTCATCGACCAGGTACCAGGCCGGAGACGCACCGGCAGCGAAGTTGGAGACCGATGTTTCCTTGCCGTCTTCATCGTAGCCGGGATGATCGGTGTCGAAAAAATTCTGTCCGTCATAGCACTTGGTCGTTTCGCCGTTCTTCAGGAGCGGGAAAACCAGCTGATCCGGGAACTGAGCGGCATTCTGGCCGAGCTGCGCCGCCATGGATGAGAGGAAGCCCAGCTGATCGTCTTCCACCTGGGAGATGCGAACGCCGATCGTGCCTTCAAATTCCTTGTTGCGGATCGTGTAGGTTTGCATCGACAGGTCGTGAACGATGCGGTCGCCGATCCATTCACGAATCCCCGGCAGATCGTCCATACGCGGATATTCGTTTGCCGCTGTGGTCGATGGAACGGTCATGGCGACGGTCTGATAATGTGTCGTCGTGGAACCAAGCTGCGCGTTGAACGCTGTCGAAATGGCCGTATAGAGGCTGCGCATTGTGGATGGAGTGATATCCATGGGTCGTTTTTCCTTATGCGCCGACAGAAACCCACGTGCGGCCGTCACCGAGACCGGCAATGGTGCCGACCTTCAGCTTGCCGCCCGTAGCGTCGAGCGTGAGAGTTGCATCGTCGGTGGCGTAGACCGGCTTACCGATGTCGGCGAAAGCGGCCTCAAATTCGAAGCCGCGCGTGTCGCGGATCGCTGTAACAGTCAGATCGCCGTCAGCGCCGTCGCGGTTGTCGATGTGAATTTCTGCCAGCCCAACGATCGCAACAGCATCGGTATGGGCTGCGGGTACTGCCAGACCGGCAGCGGTGACGGCGACGATAGACCGTCCGAAAAAGCGGATACCCGCCTTGACCGGATAGCCGAACCGGGTACCGTCGCGGCTCGGGATTTCGAGATCGCGAGTAGCGGCCATCAGAACAACTCCTTGTGGGACTTCTTGGTCTTTGCGAACTCGGCGGGATCAATGCCCATCAACTCGCAAATCTGCTGATCTTCGGGAGAGAGTGCCGGATCGCCACTTTCCTGCGGTTTGTAATTGCGGAGCGTGGCCGAATGCAGCGAAGGGAGAAGCTTGATCTCGTCCTCGACTTCCTGCGCATTTTTCATGTGACGGCTGATGAAATGCTCGCGGAGTGCCGGAACTACCTTGCCATCTTCGACAGCGCGATTGACAACCGCTTCTGCCTTGTCGCGAGCCGCGCCGTTGGTCAGTGTGGTAACCTTCGACTGAAGGTCCGTGACGGTCTTGCGCAGTTCGACCTTCTCGGCATCGTCGCCCGACTGGCGGGACTGAAGCGAGGTGACGATCTGGTCGCCGGAGGCATCGATGTTGATACCGGCAGTTTCCACGACCTTCGCAAGCGTTGCCGAATGCAAGGTCTTTTCCGTGACGGCGGCGAGGATCGCAGCCGCGTCGGCGTCTTCTGGAAGGCCAAGCGCCTTCCGCAGTTCTTCTTCCATGTCCGGTTCTCCGGTTAGGTTGGCTGTATGGAGGGAATTGAGCTTGAGGTTCGGATCGTTGGTGAGCGAGGCCCGGCCGATCTCCAGGACACGGTGCGGCTTGCCCTCGGTCACGAAGAGCGCTGGCGACAGGTAGCCATATTCGCGGCCACTGATTGCCGCATTGCCGCGAGCGTTCCATTCAACCTTGCCCCAGAGGCCATCTTCGCGGGCTTCCATGTCCACGATCCAGCCAAGCGCCGGGCTTTCGAAGCCCTGCGTTCCAAGCTTGTCTGTGGAATGATTGATGTCGATCGGAAGCTTGCGGCCAGCATTGCGGAACTGCGCAACGATCTGCTGGAGATCACCGGCAACGTAAGGGCCGCGACCGTCTGCCCCGCTGAAGGTGCCAGCGGGCATGAGGTGCACCCATTCCGGCACAGCGGTCACCGACACGTCATCGACGGCCGGAAGGTTCATCATAAGGGAGGTCAGACGCTTTTTCATGAACGTGAGAAAACCACGTCCAGCAAAAGCTTATCATGCCCGCAACGGCGGGCACCCATTAAGAGGCTTTAAATGCGGCGTTGAAGTGCGCTGAAAACGGTCTCGGAAATCATGACCTGGTCATCATCGGAAATACCGAGATAAGGACGCGCCGGTATCGTAACCGACTTTGCCAGCACAATGCCAGATGCCAGACGAAAAACAAGATGTGAAGCACTTTTCGGCTTGATGGTTGCTCCGAGCTGGTGAACGGCAGCATAGACGGCGTTGGTTCCGACCGTCACCTGGTCACGGCCTGCGCGATGATTGATGCTGTCGCGCAGACGGCCGCTTTCCGTCAGGATACGGCTATTGCGCTTGGTTTTCTTGTATTCGGAGTTCAGAGATTTCCACGCCTCGCCATCGGGGGACTTCTGGGAGACGAACCGGCGATGTGTCGACCCAACCAGGCCGGAACCTATGGCGCTCATGATCGGCGTTGTATCGCCCATCACGGTAATCAGCCGGGTGAAGGCTTGGTGGACTGCCTTGTCCTCGATCTGGACATTGATGGAAACGCCGCTCATTCCGCTTCTCCATCGAGCCAGCTCATGCCGGAATTATATTCGAAGCCCGGATCGACGCCCTGGGGAACGCGAACAGTGCGCCCGCCGACTTCCTCGGCGCGAAAGACGAGATCGGGTGAAGGATCGGGCCCAGCTTTGCCCTGGCGGCGCAACCCACCTTCGGAAACCGGCGTCACAAAACAACCGCAGCGCCAGCCGTTCGGCGGATAGTTCGTTATCCAGAAGGGATCGTCGGCGCGCCACACCATGCCGTCCCAGGACAAATGTTCCTTGCGCGGATGAAGCGAACCGGAATGGTTATATTGCCAATACGGAAAGGCTTCGAGCGTTTCGGGTTCCGTGAGCTTGGCATAGCGACCGGCTGCATAGGCCGTGCGCAGATTGGTGTCGAAGATAATGCGGGTACGCCAGTTCCGTTTGCCGCGATAATCCCAACCATGCTTTTCCACGATTGCATCAAATGACTGGCGGAACTCCTCGATTGTGGTGCCTTCTTCAAGCGCCCTTTGGATCTCGCGACGGAAATCATCGAGCAACGCATCTGTGGCAGCTCCGGCGACCATGAAAGCCCGAGAATGGGCGGCTGCATAGACATCGGTCCAGACTTGCGTCTTAACGTTGGCCTTGCCACGGAAAAAGCGGATGGCCTCATCAAAGGGCAGATCAAGTGCTGAAATCGTATCCGTCATGTCCGAGGCTCCGGAAGCATCAAAATTGAAGGCGAATTGAAGGCCACTGGCGCGCGTTTTCTAATTTTTGCGGGCACACTTCACATTGGAAGCGAACGCGCGCCTGTGGGGCGTTATTTTCGACCGACAATGTCATCGATCAAAGCGGCTTGTCCGGCGAGATGTGACAAAGCCATTCCGCGCGCCATGGCTTGTGACAACTCATCTGGTGAAAGCTTCATCCGGGCGAGTTGGTCGGCTGCGTCGGCAATCGTTTCCGCCGACATCAGCACTGTGCGGATTTCTTCGGTAAGGCCCGCGAGCGCCCCGGCCGCATCGTCCTGAAGCCGGTCAGTCAGCTTCCCGACAATGTCTTCAGTAGGCGATTGCTTTTCGCGGGCATGTAGCATCTTGCGAACCGAATTGAGTTCAGGCGCGCGCCCTTCCGATTCAAACAGGCGATCCATGATGGAAGGCTGGCGCCCGCCGATAACTTCTTCTCCTTCAACGGGAGCCGGAGCGCCGAGGCGTTCGCGGATATAGGATGCGCCAACCGTGAGACCATGTTTGGCGAACTTGTCGAAGGCTTCGGCAAACTCCTTCAACATCACTTCGTCCGGACGCCCGATACGCACGATCGGATAATGATCCTGCGGGCCGAAGTTCATGGAGATCAGGTTTGGAATAAGCTGGCGAATGATGGTCGCGGTGATCATCATTGCATCGGCGCGCTCGATATCCTCCTGGACGAGGCGATGCTCGCGAGCAACCGCATGTCCCCCGCCGACAGCGTCGGTCGTGGTCGTCTGACCAAGAACGGCTTTCGACACCTGCCGGTCCATCCAGTCGGCCCGACGTTCGTAAAGGTCGATTGAAGTGCCTTTCGCGGCTACTTCCTGAAACTCGATTTTCATGCTGTCGGGCATGATCGCAGCCATATCGCCAGCGATCTGCGTCACTGCGCGCCACAGGACATCCTTGTCCTCTTCCTTGGCGTCACCTTCGTAGCGGCCGATACGGATCGGCATGCCGAAATTCTGGACGAAAATCGCCCAGTCCTTGAGTGTGAAGCTTTTGTACATCCACGCCCAGGATGCCACGCGGGCAATACCGGAACGGATTGTCAGGCCAGACTTCGACGGATGTCGATGGATGATAAACTTGTGAGCCGGTAACGGTTCTTCTGCCGGATCATCGCGAAGCACAACAGTTTCACCGTCTGCGCGGGCAAATGTAAACCAACGCTGCGGCCGGTATGTAATCTCGCGCGGCTCCCACCGGCTAAGCCGGGTTTGCCAATCGATCTCCATAACGGAGAATCCCTTGCCGATCGCGTCGAGCATATCGAAGAGACATGCCCGCAGCACGTCATCGTTGATCCACGACTGGACGAACTCGGCGTGCTTCTTGTGATCGGCCGCGTCACTGGCAGGCTTCACTGTAATCGGGAGCTGCGCCACGGAACGCTTGCGGGTCGACATCACCCCGAAATAATGAAGGTCGCGCTCCTCGATGTCCTCGGCAAGCTCCAGATAGGAGAGCGGATCACCTTCAGCAGCTGCGCGATGAATGGCGGAAAGACGACGCGGGTTAAGCCCCTCGGCCGGATGACCTGATATGACGGGACGAACGCCGCCGGTTGTCGGCCCCGCATAGGGTCTGGTGATTTCCTGCCGCTTCAGCGGATTGCCATACTGATCGACCAACTGTGCCATCAGAGCGAACCTCTCAATTCTGGATTAATCGAACGCTCGCGATCATCGGATCGGCTGCGGCCATCGGACGGCACATTGCGGCGTGTTTCGTACCCGTATTCCATATGGGGCGTACTGGCGGCATGGATGCCAAGGAACGCAGCCCACGTCCGGTCGGCGTGATCGTCGTCTCGCTCGGCAACAAATCGCGGCGCGCCGGTCGGAGATGTGACCTTGCGCAGTTTGTGCAGATCGGACCGAAGCGGAACATTGCCCATCGGTATGCGAACGGTCCGGTCCTCGAAACGTTCCTTGCCGCCATTCGCCATGATCAGCTTGCTGCCGGTGCTAAACAGGACGCCTTCAACACGACGACCGTAGCGGCGCTGCGCGTCCTCGACCACTTTTTCGCCCATGCCGGTCTGGTCGATACAGACCCGCGCCACACGATAACGCATCATTACGTCATCAAAGGCAGCATCCATGTCGGCAAAGGTGGCGCGCTTCTGTTCGATGATCTCGCGGCACCATAGGACATCACCGATCTCTTCCCATACCCAGATCACATGAAGGTCGTTGCGTCGGCCGATATCGCGCCCGACATAACAGGCGTTACCCTGATATCCTTCCGGGCTCCCTGCATTGTCGTCTTCGACCGATGAGATCAGTTCGTACGACAGCCAGGCGCTCGCCTCATCGAGATACTGCAGCTCATATTCCTGCGCCCAGGCATCTTCGTCGGCAATACCGGCGCGCAGCTCCTCAATGTTACGAGGCAAGCCGTCCCTGACCGCCTGATAGATATCGACGACATGCCGTGACCAGGTATCGTCATTGGCGGTGTCCAGTTCGAAGAATTTCCCGCTCTTGCCATTCGGTGTCGATGTAACGCGCAGCTTCCAGTTGGCCGAGATTACCGGAAAGAGCGCTTTCCAGATCGCGTTACTATCTTTGTGGAACGCGAACTCATCCAAGAATACGTTGGCAGAAAAGCCGCGCGCCGTATCGGGATTTGCCGGAAGGGCTGTAATACGGGTGCCGTGCGGCAATGTCACTTCCAGCGCTTTGTAGCTGCCGGTGTCGCCCTGCCAATCAAACTCGCTGGCGTCAAATGCCATGCCGTAAGCCTTGGCATGAGGATATATTCCCTCCAACATGGCTTCACGGGCTTGACGTTCACCTCGGCTCAATATCACCCACCGTGTACGCTGGCTCTTTACGGCATGCTCAAAACTGTCATCAACACATTCAAGTGTCGTGGTGAACGTCTTGCCGGTTTGGCGGGCAAATTTGCCGATCTTGAAGCGGCTTTTGTCCGTGAGCCAGCGGCGCTGATATCCGTAAAGCAAAGGCTGTGTCATCAGGATGCCCCGTAGGCTTCGCGGATCATGCGCAAGATTTCTTCGCCGTCCACCTTTCGTCCAGCTCTCTCGACAGCGTCCGTCGCATCGCCGACAGCCTTCGCCAGTTTGGCATTGGCTTCCTCTTCGGCCTTGCGGCGATGCTCGGCAGAATGGCGTTGGGCAACCACGGTTTCCTTGTAGGCGCGTGCCAGCTCCATGGCATTCTTGGAATTTAGGCCATCGCCATCGAGCAGTTCATCAATGAGCGTTTTAAGAAACTCGCCAAGGACGATATCGGATTTGCTGATTTCTTCAGGCGTAAGCTTCTCCGCGATGCCGGCATAGATGTAACGGCGTTCCTCCAGCTGAGAGGCGCGGCGGGACAGGCGCATCGCTTTACGGTTGAAAGCCGACTTCGATATCGGTCCGATACCCTTGACTTCCAGACGATCGTTCAGCTCAAAAAGAATGTCCGCCTGACTGCGGCGGCGTTCATTCAACTGACTGATAGCCCAGACCACATCATCCTGGGCATCCTCTGGTAGCAACTCCAGACTGTCCAGCCTGGAACGGCCGCGCCTATCTTCTGTCATGGCTCATCACTCCACGTCGCCCGGTCGCTGGATACCTTCGAGGACGATGCGGCGTTCAACGTGATCGCGGCCTGTCCTGGTCAAGGTGGCGATAAGGGCGGTGCCTGCGGCGCTGATGCGTACAGCGCCAGCTTCCGTTTCAAGCCAACGCATCTGGTTGCGCAAATATTCGCGGGTGCGTTTGTAGCCGAAGACCTCCAGCTCGTGTTCAAGCAGGCTGTCGTTCAGACTGGCATTCGTCTCCATCGCGAGCGCCTTCAGGATGATGAGGCGTACATTCTGATCGACAAAATCCTTGTAACCCGCCGTCATTCCTAACGTCCTTTCTGCATCAAAAATTCTTCAACACGGCGCGTCGTCCGTTCGGTTGCCTCCGACGACTTCGCCATGATGCCCATCTGGCCCTTGATCTCGGTGATCGCGAGCTGGAGCTGATGGACAGTTTCGGTATTCGGCATGTGCGACAGATCATTCTCGACCTTCGACAGACGATGCTCATGATCCGAAACCTTGGCCGATATCTCCTTCGCACCCTTGCCGATGTAACCGCTGACCACGCCGAGGAAAGCCGCAGCCGCCAGCAAGAAATTGATGAGCTGCCCGATCTGGGCGAGTGAGATATTCTCCAGCATTAACGACGCCCCCTGGACTGCTCGCGTTCAAGTTTGCTCTGACAGTCCACACACCGGCGCGCCGATGGCAGGGCTGCAAGCCGCTCCGGCTCGATCTCTTCACCGCAGCGGACGCAGATGTCTGATCCGTCTCCAATCAATGCAGCTGACGCGGCAGCTATTCCTGCGTCCCGCTCTTGCTCGGCGCGCAGATCGGCGAGCTCATGTGCCTTGTTGCCCGCTTCCATTACTTCGGCCGCTCCGCTGGCACTGGCACCGCGTCGATCGCAGCAATGGCCGCGCCGCGCCTTTGTTCGCAGACGGCGAGTGCGGCGCGATCCTTGCCCCAAAGCGGCGTCAGCTCTTTCGCCGACAGCGCGCGATCAGGCAGAGTGACAGGTGGATCGCAGGGCTTGCGCGCCTCAGACGGCACTTGGCCCCTTACGAAATCAGTACGGAGGATTGGCTTTCCCTCCGAGGAACTGGTTGTTGAGCAGCCGTGAGCGATCGACATCGATGCCACTGCCAGGAGTGTCAGAAAGTGCCGCATTGGCATCCTCCAGTTCAAAGACCTTGTTGTTGAGGCGGTTGATTTCGGCCTGGGCTTTTTCCTGTGCGGCCTGGGAGGCTTTCATCTGCTCGATGATGTTCTTCGCGGCAGCTTCATTGGCCTCGGCGATCTGTCGAGACCAATCCGCATCACGGGCTTTCTCGGCGGTTGCAACCGCATCGCTGATCGTTTCGCGGAGCGCTCGGGCAGCACCGAAAGCCAAGGTCGCCGCCGCCAGCAATATGATGGCGGCGACAACAATCTGGGAGGACCACTTGCCGAACCATGCCGAGAGCACTGCAATCATGGCCGGTCCTCCCGGCGATCGGTGAACAGAGCTTTTGCCTGCGCCCAATAATCGACAGACCCGAAGCCGCGATGGACGCCGAGAACGCCGACGATCAGCGCGACCATGGAAGGCACCACGATCGGAGCAATCGCAACGGCCTGCTCTGAACCGACAGACGCAGCGCCAACAAGAATGATGATGACAGCCCAGGCGAGATAGAAACTGCCCCACAGATAGCGACGGCTGGAGGTGTAACCGGGTTCCTTGATCGGTTCGCTCATGTCACGTCCTCCGGCATGAATCGCTGAAGGCTCTTCATTGTCTTCGGCCCGACCAGGCCATCGGCGACCAGACGATGATCGCGCTGGAATGCCTTCACGGCTTGTTCGGTTCCCGGTCCAAAAATCCCGTCGATCGACAGATGATAAAAACCGGCAGCACGAAGGCCACGTTGAAGATCGGCAACGGAAAGACCGCGCATGCCACGACGCAGCACGGTGTCACCCGGCTGGAAGGCGATAGCATCGGCACTGATCTCCGCAACAATATCCTTGGCCTTGGCAAGATATGCTGCGCGGTCGCTCAAACCGTTCGTACCGCCGTTGACGCGCTTGGTGATAGCGACAAGGTCATCGCGGTCGGCAAGATCGTTGAGGTTACGGGTGGACCAGAAATAAATGACAGCCCATGCAGCCCATGGCCACGTCGCCACCAGTTCGGGCTTCAGTTCGAAGTTCGGCGCATCAGAGTGGTACTGCCGTATCCACATTGCGAAGGCGCGATAATTGGCGCGGCCGGTCAACTGGATCGGGCCACGGCCCTTGAAGCGCTTGCCGTCACCGGGCTGTGTATTGCCGAGATCGGCGCGACCTTCATAGGCGGCACCGCTGGCGTATTCTTCCATCGCGCAAAAGCCATCGCTCTCGTGGGCGAGCTGTGCGAGGAAATGGACGATGCGAAGTGAGGTCGTAACCTGAAACCGCTTCAGCAGTTCCGGCAGCAAGGGTCCAAACGATGAAATGATGGATTGCTGTTGTGCAATCTTTTTGACCGCGACACGCGGAGCGAGCGCGGCCAGCACCGTGTGATTGATCTGGGATGCAAGGTCGGTCACATCACGCCCTCCGCGAAACTGTCTTCTTTGGCTGTTGCCGTGGCCGTGATTGGCCGGTTCAAGACAGTTTTACGCGGGCACGCGATTGCTAATCATGCCGTAGAAGGAAGGCGCGACCATTATCTATTCGGAGGGAAACATATCGATCTGACGGTCGTCAGTCTTTTTAGTGCGGTATTTCACCGGCGAGCGCTGAAACAGCTTCTCAACACCATTTTCAGTGATGCCCAACTTACGGGCAATCTGTGCATTCGACAAGCCATCGTCGTCACGATAGCGGCGCGCGCGAAGATCGCGCACTAATGGCACGCTTATGTAGTCACCGCCATAGCGACGTGAGAGCTTGTTTGCAATATCGATCCCGACGCTATCGATAAGCTGCGAGCGATCAATATTCGACGGCACGTAAAGGCGAATACCTGCATGCTCTTCGGCAAGGCGGATGAGGCCGTCCTCACCGAGCAGACCGAGCAGCTCTGCTACAAGACGATGATCCTTCAATGCTGCCTCCCGATCTCTGCGGAAAGCGCCAGTTGTTGCGCGGTAATGAGGCGCAAGCGGGCTTCCAGCTCGACACGCTTATGGCAGTGTGGCCGGAGTGCATGGATACGTCGCTGCAGGGTATTGCGCTCAGTCTGGAGCCGCTCGATCTCGGCCAATTCTGGCGCGATGAACAGAGGCAGATTAACCAGAGGCGCGGATTGCTGAACCATCATCATGCCCTCACCATTGCCAAAACGCGCACGGCGCGCTTTATTGGAGGAAATTTCAGGGGGTTGATATGAGACTGGTATTGGCTGGACTGACCGTTGTGGGCTTGTGTTCCATCGCAAGCGCGCAGAAAGTTGACACATGGAACATAGCCAGCGGGCTTGGTCGCGTTATTGCATCCGAAGAAATTTGTGGCTTGAGTTATAGCCAACAGGCCATCGAAAAGTTCATTGACGAAAAAGTGCCTGCAGATGATTTGAATTTCCCAGGCAACTTGACGATTGCTATCGGTGGTAACACTGCGGATTTGAAAGCTATGTCTGCATCCCAGAAAACTGCAAACTGCACCCAGGTGAAGCGTATCGCAAAGTCCTATGGATTTATTGATTAGCCGCGCCACCCGCCTGGAAATCTCCCGGCGAGTTGATATCGTTTCTGATGTGGCGCGGATCGTGAAAATCATGGCCGCGCCGTTTTTCTGATCTCTGCGCCAAGCGCATTCATGACCGGTTGCCAGTGCTGCGGCTTCAGCTCCTCAAAATCGAACTGGTCATCAAGGCCGAGAACCGTCCGGACGTATCGGGTGAAGCTACCCGGCTCCGGCAGTCTGCCTTGTTGTGAAAGCACACTCCATTGCGCAGAGGCAACCTTCGCGCCGTCGAGGCGACGCCATCCTGGCATAAACGTGTCTTCGTACCAGATTGGACCAACCTTGCGTTCAATCCATTTTTTTAAGCTCTCAATCGCAATGCGGGCGTCGGCTTCGTAGTGCACCCATCGAACATGGTCGATATCGGTCATATCCTTGACGAAATCGATAAGCGCTTCGTCTGCACGGTTCCTGATAACACCAAGGTTCCAACCGGCGATCCAAAGCGCTTGAAGCTTAGCGGCGAATTTGCCTTCAAGGCGTTTTCGAGAACCCTTTGAAACGGGCTTAAAGCCCTGACGACGAAACTCATCAATGAGCTTCAGCCGCTCGCCTTCAGTCATGGCCGCAGACGAATGCTTGCCGGTGACGCGAATGCAGATCGCGCGATAGGTATCGTCATCAAGGTCCAGCTGCTTTTTCGCAACGTGTATAGCGGCGGTGGATTTCATGACAACAGCCTTTCCAGATCGCGGGCAGCGCGTGTCAAATTGAGACGCGGCATGCCATGGAAGAGAACAAGACCTGTGAAGTCCTCATGAAGATCAGGGATGAGAACGCGCTCCCCATCTTCCGATATGACTCGGAAGTCCCCGTTGCGAAGCACTTCGGCCAGAGCGTTTTCTATTTCGAGAATACGAGAGGTGACTGGATGGCTCATTGGCATGCCTCCTGTTCATCCTCCCATACGATCTCAAGACGTCCACCGAGCGCCTTTGCCGCCTTGGCGATCTGGCCGATGGATATTAGGTGGGCACAGTTCGATCTGGAAAAGCATTTCGCACGATAGCCGAGACTGCGATCGAGATCGCGCATCGACAGCTTCATGTTAAAGGCGCGCTGACGAACGGCATCCACCAATGGAACACCCGTCATCTTCGGTGCGCTTCTGGTGAAATGAATGCGCTTGCGCTTCATGAAGTTGCGCACCGTATGCATAGAAATACCCATAACATCGGCAACTTCCTGATAGGTCCGGCAAGTCGTCACAAGCTGGGCAATGCGCGCAGCATCCTTCGCTGTAATGACAAAATACCGTTTCTCCAGGTTAAGCCCGAGACGATAAACACGGCTTTCAATCGCCTCACGGCTTCTATGCGGCAGCAAGGCCCTAAGCTTCGGACGATTTTCAAAATGTGCGCGCACAAGATCGTCTTCCTCCCGCGTCCAGCTCATATTGAGCTTCACGCGGGGCTGCGAAGCACGGGCCGGTACGGCATTGGGATCAGCAGATGAGGAAACAGATACTGTCATGCCACACCTGTCTTCGTTGGACGTACAAAGACCCGGCGATGATGATGTTCGCAAAAGCTGGAACCGATTTTCACCGGATGGCCGCAAAATAGGTGCTGTTCGCCCTTGGCTGCATTGTTGACCGCAAATCGGCATTGGCAAAAGTTTAGGTCCGATAATGGCAGGCCGAGAGGATCGATCGGCGTTTCGATCTCGGCAACGTCCTCGCAAATGAACACTGGCTCCGGCTCGATTACTGGCGCGACCATGACCGGAACTGGCCGTGACTGCCGAGCTGGAGATCGACGCGCAGCAGTTTTCATGCGGCCAGACTTATAAGGTGACGATTCCGCCTTCGGTTTCCTCACGCGGTCGGCGCCGCGAACAAGCCCGATCTCGCTCAATGCTTTGTCGCGGTGGATGACGCCAATCACAGCATTTCGGCTGACGCCGAGGCGAGTGCTGATCTGTCCGGCGGACAGACCTTCCCGCAGGAGATCGGCAACAGCGCTCTTGCGCTCTTCCGTCCAAGTGACAGGTTGAGGATGATTGCTCATGCCTCACCTACCTTGGCATGCTGGCGCTCATGATGTGCCTCGGCGGCAGCAATTATCGCGTCAAAACCGGCATCAATATCATCAGCATAAACCCAGATCGTGGCCCGGTAGCCGGGACCACTGATAAAGGAACTGTCGCTCAAATACCGGCGAACCTCCCAATCACCGTAAAAGAGATAGCCCTTTTCATCGCCATACTGGATGGCATCAAGAAACTCTTCATTTGTTGGCACTTCATCTTGTGCGACCATCCGTCCCAAAACAGGAAGTGCCTGAAAAAGCGGAAAATCCGGCTTGCGATCGATAATGAAATCAATGAATTCTTCCAACCATTCGGGAACCCGTTCCGTGCTGATCCCCTTCAATGGGTGGATAGAAAGGACGTTTGCCTGAGCGTTGAAAAGGCGGTTCTGGCGTTCTGTAACCAACATGATTGCGCCTCACTTCACTGGCTGAGCGGTTTCGAGTTCGGCAGGCTCAACGACGAAATCCTCACCTTCAGATGAGATTGATACGCCAGCAACCAGCCGCGCCTTGTCTGGATCAGCCAGCATGGCATCCTTGTTGATCTTGGTTTCCTCATTGAGAAAGGCCAGAAAGCCGAGTTTGCGGCATTGTTCGATAATCAGCTCAACGCCTTTGAGCTTCACGCTCGGAGGACGTAAACGCCACTTCACCGTTCCAGTGCCGAAATTGTGGTATTTGACCTTACCGTCATCTGTGAGCTTCATCCGGTTTGCTTCGCAATAGACACGAATACCGTCTTCATGCTGCGCAAGCTCCTCGGCCAGATCAGCAACATCGTTGTCGAATTTCTCCCCGGCAGAACGGATCACTTCATCTGCAGCCGCCTTGTGTGCAGCGATTTCACGCTGCAGTGTTCCGATACGACCGATGGTCCATACGGCATCCTCGCGCGACTGTGGGACACGTGGGAGAGCCTTTGATTTGGTTTTCTTGGCCTTGGCCATGATGCATTCCTCTTTAATCAGGCCACATCACCGCCGTCACCATGGATGACGGTCAGCTGCGGACGGTTGAATGTGCGGGGTGGAAAGGGGAGAACGTCGCAGGGCGCAGATTGCGCAGCGGGAAGCGCAGAAAGCTGCTTTTCCATCTGACGGACCATGCGCTCATATGTGATGAGAGCGAGAATGTAAGACTGGACCTCTGCGGCGGTTAACTCGACGGTAGCTCCGGAGCGGAACGAGACCTTTTCAAGCTCGGTGCGCATATCGCGAAGGCAATGTGACAGCATGATCATGCTCCTTCCTTCAAATGGCTGAACGGGCATCCGGACCGGCATTCGTGAAACATCCGGACATTGTGGGCGTTTGCGGTGCTGAAAGGTTTGCGCTGCCAGGAGATGCAGACATTGCGGGCTATGTCGCCGAGTGCCGGACAGCGAACAGTCTCCGCCATCAACGCACCGCGCACGGCCAGTTCGACGCGACTGATATCGCCGTTCTGGTAGCTGTTGGAGAGAACCTGGCTGACCGCAGAGGCCGAATATCCAACCTTGCGGGAAATCGCCGATTGGCTTTCCCGGTCGCAGGCTTCAGCCAGAATGACGATCCAGTCAGGAATAGCGTTAGCCCAGGCCGCGCGTGCCTTCTCGACATTGGTGAGCTTCGCAGTGGTCATGTTCGGGGTCATGGCTGGACCTCCTGCGCTTCAGCAGGGCCGACAATTTCATGCCGGTTCTGGTCGAATACAGCCTTGATGCGCAGGATCATCGGCGGCTTGGGGCCGGTGTTCATATGATGCTGCAGGCGATAGACGCCGAGCTTCCCCGGACGACCTTTCTGAACCTCCAGCAGGTATCCAGCCTTGTGCAGGAACTTGATGTAGGATTTGACGGCATCAATATCGATCGGCGTATCGCCAGCGCGCTGCCAGACCGTGATATCCTGCGCGGTGAAGCCGAGGCGTCCGGCTTCCGATCGCATATAATTCCAGATGGCCTGCTGTTTCGTCATCCCGTCAACAACCGTGCCGTCGCGGCGAACTTTCGGCGTTGCCGATTGCTTGACCAGCACGCGATAGGAAGCCTCATTCCGGTCGCCGATATCGCCGGTCATTTCAATAATTTCGGCTTTCAGCAATCGGCGCAGGAAATCATTGATGTCGGACATGCGGGCGTTGGAACGATCAAATATCTCGCGAGCTGAAAAAGGCTTCTCGGCCATCGCGCAATCCATGATCACATTCCAGTAGTGGTCGAAACCACGCAGCGGAGGCCGATCCTTGGCGGCGGTGAGTTTCAGGATGATCGACATTACGCGGCCTCCTGTTCGCGGCGCACAGGAACCTTGTCTGATGCAAAATACCCATCCTGGCTGCGATACTCTTTCAGGCTGATGTGCGTGAGACCTCCGACGTTGGCAGCGTTGGCAATGGCGTGGAGACTGTTGCATATCTGACGGGCACGGCCCTTCGCCTGGTCGCGCACGTGATCCAGAAGGTCATCTGTGATTGTAACCGTTGGATAATAGGCACGAGCGAGAGAGCGCGTGTCATCCAGATCGCAGGGCTGCGCATAGACCCATTCCAGAACCAGATCGCGAAAACGATCAATGCGCTCCAGCTTCTTCGGCAGCAACTCTTCACCGATCAGCATGACAGGCACATTCGACTTCTTGGCGATCATGCGCATCATTTCGATCATGTTCTTGTCGGCAAGCTTGTCAGCTTCGTCTATGATCAGGGGACGGTGCGGATCGCGAGCGAGTGTGCCGATGATCTCTTCTTCCAGATCGGCGAGCGTGCCCCTGGCATGAGGCTGTCCAAGTTCGGAAAGGATTTTCTGAAGAAGGGTTTTCTTCGTCCAGGTATCGGAAACCTCAATCAGGACGGCATTCGTGCCGCTCTGCGCAAATACCGCCGCCTTGCTTTTGCCGTACCCTGAGAAACCGGCAAAAACACCAAGGTTCGGCTGTGACGGATGGCGGTTCTGCAGCGAGCGGGCCAGCGCCAGACACAACGCAACGTTCTTGATCGGTGCTGTGCCTGCTTCATTGACAATTTCATTTAATGGTGTCATGGATTTCCTCGCATATTAGGCAAATGACCTACATTCTGGCCCCGCCGCTAACGGGGCCTTTTCTTTTCAGACGGCTGTCAAAAGAGCCTTCTCCAGCCCGAAAACCTTCATCATGTCTTTGTTGGTCTGGTACTGAGCTGTCGCCTGATAGCGGACGAGCTGTACCGCGCTCTCTGCGTCAAGCTCGTCGCCGCCAGCGATGCGCGCTTCCAAATCCATCGCCCATTTGAAGCGACGTGCGGCAGGCTTCAGGCTCGCGTCTGGATCAAGATGAACAACCTTGGCCTCGCGGCGATCTTCCGCTTCGCGCTGCAGGGCCTCATGAATGGCAGCTGCCTTTTCATTCAATGGCTTTGGCTGGTGTGCCGTCTGCGGTAGAGTTATGGCGTCCACTGCAGCGGCTATAGCTGGTGTGGAGTGCTGTTCTTCCCGCTTCGGCAACTGGATAACGTTCGCACTTTCGGCCAAACGCTCGGTTACCCGCTGTTTGGCAACCTCTATGGAGCGGATAATGGCAGCAGGCCCTTTTTTGATCTGGCGAACTTCTGCCTTGATATCCTTCAGGCGGTCTTTGACGAGGGAATTGACCGCATCCGTGCGCGCTTTTGCGAACTCGGCAGGATTAACACCGGAAATCTCCGGACAGATGGCTGTGTCGAGAAACTGGCGAGCGTCAGGCGTGTAGACGTAAATCTGGCCAAGATCATCCGGATGATGACGGCAGAAAACCTCCGTTCCGACCATGATGGCTTTCGGCAGGTAGAACAGGTTGTCGATGCGGATGCCCTGATGCCCGACCTTGCGTATCCCATTGTTGCCAGCGATTGGCATCAACAAGGCATCAAGCGCTCGTTGATCGACGCGTCGAACAGGCTCAGTCGATCGAAGGGCAGCTTCATTCGGTGAAATGCCCTTGAGACCGGAGTGCTTGTTCTCATTATAGATGTAGGTAAGCCAGTCGTCGGAATAGGAACGCAGTTCCTCGATTGTCATGGTGACTTCGAACAAGTCGCGCTCATCAGCCCCGAGTCGCTGCGCGAAACTCTTTTTGCTCTCAATCGCCTTCCGCTCGGCAACATTGTGACCGATGTATCCTGGAAGCTGCGGCGCGACTTCGTGCTGAAAAGTTTTGATGGCCCGCTCGACAAGCCCCTTTTCTGCAGGACTGTAGGCATGTGACGTGTCCGGCTTGATATCGAGATCGGATAGAAGCCGCATTGTTGCAGCTGCGACGAAATCAGAGCCGTTATCGGTTTTGATGACTTCCGGTACACCCCATTCAAGAATGGCGCGGCGGATCAACAGGCCGACAGCCTCCGCACGTGGAGTTTTTGAGAATGTGATAATGAAGCGGCGTGTTGCGACATCGATGCAGGCATACATGGACCACCTACCATCGACGCAGAGCGCATCAACCGGCGATGCGTCAATCATCCACATCTGGTTCATGCGCGTGACGTACCGATAGGCGCCAGTACCAACCAGCTTCATGCGCGAACGGAATGCGTCTGGATTGGAATAGGCCAGAATGGCCGCTTTCTCGGTTTCTCGCAGCCGCGATATGAAATACTGAAACATGCGAACTTCAGGCAACGGCCTCAAAGTGCCATCCCGATCAACAAGTTCGCGTCCAAACTGGTATTCGACCTGATCGCGAATGACCTTCGCCGACATTGATGGCGCATCGGCGACCCATGCCAGAATATGACGGCGCACCTCACCTTGGTTTGCAGTTTCGAGGAGGCTGGTGCCTTTACGCGCATCCGCAGGGTCATGCGCTAGCGTCAAACCATCATTGTCGCGCGCTTTGCTGCGCCACCGCTGGAGGCTGCGCACGGAAAGCTTGCCAATGGTTTCACCAACCCAATCTGGCAGGTCCTGAACCTTGCCGCGATTGAATGCCTGGACAAATAGATGATCAGAAGCCAGAACGGTCATTCCGTTCAGGCGCTTGTATCGGTCGGCAAGCCGCACTGTGATGATACGCGCGCCTCGCTCCTGACGTGCTCTTTCGCTCAGGTTGGCGTCAACAGCGCCAGAAATCCGCAGATCGTCGTCGTCAACCTTGATAAAGCGCTGAAGATAGCAGAGGCGAACATCCAGAGGCAGCACGTCGATATGATATCGCGTGATCGTGCCGCCGCGTCCGGTTTCTGTTTTGACCAAAGCATGGTAACGGGACCAGTTTTCGCGCCGAGCTAAGTCGTTAACACCTTGCTTGGTGGCAGGAATGCCCGGCAATAAACCCTGTTCGGCTGCGTCGGCCATTTCCTGTGCCGTAAACCACATTTGAACGGACATTGGAGCATGAATGTTCATGGTCAGATGGCTCCCCACTTGGCCTTTTCCGCCGCTTTAAATTTCTGGATTTTCTGCTCAACCTCGTCGGCCAGATGCACGTTGATCAGCGCCTGGTACTTCCGATCAACAACGACCTGTCCGAAGCGGGCTGCGACGAAGCCGAGCAGATCAATGCAACCGGTTACTTCGATCAGGGCGATGAAGCGTTCGAGTGTGATGCGATGGGTCTCAGCACCTTCCGAGGCATAGTTCGCCAGCATGTTCTCCGATATTTGATAACCAAGCTCAATCGACATTGCGGTGGCGATCTCGGCGCGGGACATGCTGGATGATTTCAGTGCCAGGGCGACGGCTTGACTGATCTGCGAGGCAAGGCGGTTGCCCCGGATTGCGCCGGGTTCAAACCCGGCCGCAACCTTCGGCGGCTCCCATGCCAGCAGATCGCCTGTCAGGCTATCGCCCCGCAGCTTCACCATCAGAGAGCGCCTTCCTCAGCCAGAATGGAGAGGATTTCATCTTTATGCGCTCGGATGAAATTGCGCCGATAGCGCACTTCAAACCGCGTCCAGGTATCGCTGAAACTGCGGAAAGTTTTCTCGACCGGGTTTTCCGGCTTGCGACCTTCGGCTAACACCAATGCCTCTGCTACTGAACCAGCCTGCGGAGGCTCACTGAAAAGGAGATCGAGCGCCTTGCTCTGCAATTCATGCGGCATAACGGCAAGATTGCGCAGATCGAGGGCTTTGCGTTCAACGGCCGTACCACGAACGCGCTCCTTCGTTTCCGGTGAAAGGCCGTTGACCATGGCGACGGCCATGCGGATCGCGCGATCCGAAAACCCGGTTGCCTCAGCTGCGGCGGCAGCAAAGGAAAAAATTTCCGTTGCTGATTTCTGACGCGCCTTTCCACCCGCAACACCCTTTCGCGTATCGGGATAAAGGGCCTCATACACGGCTTTCAATTCCGCCAGCGCTTCACCTTCTTCGAGCGCTGTATACGGCTCGCGGTTGAGGTTGATCATGATCTCGCGCAGGCGACGTTCTTGCGGCTTCAGCCATGCGATCGGCGTGACACGCGCATCAATCTCGTCGGCCTTGTTTTGGCGCAAGGCAGCAACGCGCAGCGCACCGTCATCAAGGCTGAAACGCCCATCTTCGTTTTCGACAACAACGATCGGCTGCAACTGGCCCTGAACGGCAATGTCTTTCGCCAGCGTTTCGACGCGCTCGGCGCGCTGACGGCGAATGCGACCTTCAGGAATGTCGATCAGATAAAGCGGTATGCGTTTGAATTCATATGGAACAGTCATGCGAATGCTCGTCTTGAATGGAGGTTGATGGAGATGGAAATGAGGTGCGCACCCGTCATAGGGCGGGGGCTGAAATGACGGGTGCGCTCACCGCGCCAGGGGGATCGGCGCGATCTTTGAAATCGGTTGGTGTTTTGATGAATCTTGATACCTTGGCGGTGCCGGACGGCGCGGGAACGCCGTCCGGCACCTAGCATCACCCCGTAGGATGGGCACGAGGAGACGATTGGATGACGAAAGAGAAGCTGTTTGAACTTGCTGTGCAGCTTGCCGCAGCGAACATCAGCGCAGGACAGTTCAATGATGGGATGAACTTCGGCACGATCGTTCATGATGACACCGAAACGGCGTACTATCGATTGGAAGCCCTCTGGGAAAGGCTGTCCCAAAACGACGATGCCAACGAGGACATTCCCGATGAACCGACTGGCGAAAACACTACGCATTAGCCACGTGTCCGGTTCATCGGGATGCGGACGAACTGTCCTTCGCGCCCATGGCAATATTTACAGGTGGGGGCGGCGCCGGAATATTCTTCAGCCTCTTTCAGGCCCTTTCCGCAAGGATTGGCTTCAGCCCGTAATGCAGCGCGCCGCTTCATGTGATGGCGGCGGACAAAGGCGGAAATGATAACCGCCAAGACACCAGCCCCTATCAAGCCACCGGCAAGACCGGATATGACTGTGAGTGACAAAGGAGACATCATCCCGCCCTCACGATCATGATGACGATTGCAGCAACCTGGGCAGAGAACGTGACGCCCAGGATGAAAGCGACGACTGTCCAGAAAAACAGGGCATGGTGAAAACTAGCGTTGTCAGAAACGCGGGCGAGCTTTGACAAAAAACGGGTCATTATGCTGCAACCCTGTCAGAGGGAGATACGGATTTCTGACTCGCTTTTGATGACTTCTGTCTGCTATCAAAGATGCGAGTAGCGCTCACGGGGTAACGGTCCGGAAAAACCACCTCGACAGGATCACCGAGGAAATCGGCGATCAACTGTTCGTTGGGTCGGTTCCAGCGGGTCCAAATGCTGCGGAAGGTATTCGGGTTGCGGCCATGTTCGATGGCGAACTCGGAGAACTTCACGCCGCGACGGCGGAATTCCGCAAGGATCGAATGCCGGTCCCATTTTGGCTGGGTCTTACCCAT